AAATATGTCTGGTACTATTTTAATAGGTATGACGGTTACAGGCTTAGGAGTAACACCAGGCACCTATATTACTGGTGGGGCAGGCACTACTTGGACAGTAAATAACAGTCAAAACGTTAGTTCAACAACGCTTACACTATCCGGAAATAGTTTTGGTAATCTTGTAAGCGGATTTACCTACTATGTTAGAACAATTAGTACTCTTTATAATTATTTTACAGTATCAACTGTAAGCGGTGGCGCAAACATAGCTTTAACAAATGCTGCTATAACAAGTACTGGTAGTACGGTTAATTATGTACAAGGGCACGTAGACCTTACCTCAACTGAAGCAGTTATTGAAATTCGAGATAATGGTGTACCTATATATACGGATACAACAGTATACGACGTTAATTTGAACAATGCAAGCACCAGACCCATAGGTGCAGTAGTTACAGTAGGTAAAGGTACTTTTACTTTAAAAGCACCTTCGGCCGGTACAATTACAGCATCAGTTCAAGGTGTAAAAAGATCTGTTAATTTAGCTACGGGTACTCAAGCACGAAGTACCTACGTAAATAATATTGCTAATATTATTGGATTAATTGTTACACAATACGGTAATCCTGCACAAAGACTAGCTGTTAGTGATGTGGACTGGACTAACTTTAATGCATTTACAGCTTTAAATGCTATTAATGCCGCTGCTATAGGGATACCAGTATTAGACCGAGCTAATACACTAGTAGTGTGTCAAGACATTGCAAGCAGTGCTGGTGCCCAATTATTTTTTAATAGAGCAGGACTACTACAGTTACTGCAATTAGGTATTAACACATCTAGCGCGTATAATACTGTAACAAGTATTACAGATAGTGATATTTTACATCACAGTTTACACATTTCAAATCGTACGCCAGTAGCTGCTGCAACAAAAGTGGGTTATTGCCGAAATTATACGCCACAAACAGCTTTAGCAAGCAGTATTCCAAATACTGCTAATGTAATGTTTAATGATGAATGGTATTCAAGCACGGTTCTGGATACCAATACTCAACAACTTTATAAATTAACCAATACCCCAGTTCAAAAAGATACTAGGCTAATAGCAAGCTCAGATAGCCTAGCTTTTGCTAAATTCTTAAATGATTACTTTAAAGTACCTCATACAGTGTACGCATTTACAGGCACTAGTAAACTTATGGGCCTAAAACTTGGACAAGGTGTAACTTTAACTCACAATCGTTTCGGCTTGAACTCTGGAAAATCAGGACAAGTTATTACTCTAGCCCCTGACTGGGCTAGTGGAACAGTCAACGTAGAGGTAATTATTTAATGTCAACTCTTTTAAACGATAGAGATAAAGCGCTACAAGCCGCTATCTATAGATCAAAACAAACCTCCGTTTCAATTACTTCTACGTCAGGAGAATTTAAAACCGCAAAAAATGGTGGCAGTACTCTTGCAGTAGGTACTGCAGCTACTAGTATAACTCTAATAGCTGCAGCTAACAATGTGTATACTGCGGCTGCTATATACACATGGCACTATGCACTAAGTGCTACACCTACTACGTGGGAACTTCTAGGCACGGGTACTACTCAGATTGTTACTAGTGCAGCCTTTAAATCTGCAGTAGGTACATCAAGCCAAATTCAGTATCGCTGTACCGTTACTGAGCCGTTACTTGATACCGCATATGGATACTTTACAATTCTTTATACTCTAGAACCCAGTGAAGCTATTAACGTAAGTTTAACTCGTACAAACGCTGTACTAAGTTCAGATTCGTCAGGCAATATTGCGTCTTTTGCTAATACTGATACTACTATTACTGTATCTCGTGGAGGTGTTGCTTTAAGCTATAGTGATGTAGCCGCACAAAATAGTTTTAGTGTATCAATAGATACTACACAGGCAGCAGGCAGAACCGCCAATGCTACACCAACTATTGCCGCTACTAGTTGGACATTTAATGGTATTACCGCACTTTCAACAGATGGTGCAAAAGTTGCTTTTATTATAACAGTGTATGACGCTAGTGGTGTGGCCGTATCCCCTACTATTGGTAGACAAATTGTTTATAACAAAGTTGCTAATGGCACTATTGGTGCTGATGGTGCTAATTTATACCCAATTGCTAACTATGATTTTACTGGTACCACACTACCTACCGGAGTAACTTATCCAGGTACTAAAACCGATTTAGATAACGGAACAACTACTACTATCCAAAATACAGTGGTTGACCAAAATTTACGTTTAACTGGGCTTAACTTAGTGCCCACTAATAGTTATATTATTAGTATGCGAGTTAAGTTTATAAGCGGCAATTGGGAAGGGTACATAAACTATGTTAACCCTGCTCATAATGAAAGTGCAAGCTATTATAAGGTTATACCACAACCAGTTATGGGAGTTTGGACTACCATAAACTTAGATATGCGTACACTTACTGTTGGTGGAACTGAGTATTTAACTGGCGGTAATATTAGTCAACTACGTTTTGACTTTATACAAGATACTGCTTCTCAAGTAGCTATTGATTATATTAGTGTAGGTAAGTATGGTGTAGCAGAAGCAACAAAATATGCTACAGTAACTGCGTATGCTTGGAGTAACACTGGTAGTGCTCCTGCACGAGTTGCTACTGGTTCGTATACCTGGAACACTGCATTAGTTGATACTTACCCATCAGGGTACACAAGTTATGCTCCTGCAGCTCCGGGCGTAGGATATACACTTTACCAACTAAGTTTACCTATCAAAGACGTGGCAACCGCACTTACAACCACGGTTGATTGGAACTCTAGTGCTGTAGCAACGAATACAATTGGCTATAAAGTAGATGGTTCAATTGGTCCTCGTGGACAGTCTTATCGCACTTGTTATATCGTAACAACAAGTGGAACTGCCCCGGCCGCCCCAACCGCAGCTGTAGGGGACGCAGCCCCAACCGGCTGGAGTTTTATTGCTACAAGTACGCTTACTAGTACGGGTGGTGTTAGTCAATACATGTACCAGTCAGACGGTATTTTAACGGGAACACCCGGCGATCTTACTGCAGCAACAAGTATTAGTTGGGGAGCACCTTATTTAAGTAATCTAAAAGTAGCTAATTTACAAGCTATTAGTGCTGATATGGGTATAATAACAGCAGGTACTTTATCAACTGGAACCATATTTGCAGGAGCTCTTAGTGCCGCAACCGGAACTTTTACAGGTGCACTAAGCGGTGCAACGGGTGAGTTTGCTGGCACACTAAGAGCAGGTGTTCTTGATTTAACAACTTTTGCTGGTATAAGTTATACTTATACCACTAATGCTGCTAGTATTGTTGTGCCTGCAGGTAAAACTTCAATGCGTGTTACCTTAATAGGAGCCGGCGGCGGTGGAGGGGGTGGGGATAATAGGTATATTTGGCCTACTACTGGCGGTGGTGGTGGCGGTGGTGGTATGATAACTCAACTATACTCAGGTTTAAGTGTTGGGGCAACATTTAACATAGTAATAGGTATAGGCGGTAATGCAGGTACACCTGCAGATGGTGTATATGCATATGGCGGGCCAGCAACAGACGGAGGAGCTACCCAATTACGTCAAGGCACTTCAGTTATGTTATCCGCACCAGGTGGTGGTGGTGGCTCTAGTTCTGGTCCAGCAAATCAAGCAGGTGGACTACATGGCGGAGCTGCCGGTAACTCTTATGCAACAGCAGGTGGACTATACTACTGGGTGTCAGATGGTGAAGGTGGTGGAGGTTTCGGCGCTCCTGGTGCAAAAGGAGGAAACTCTAGATTTGGTACTGGTGGCCTAGGCGGCTCTGCTGCAACAGGTTATAGAGCTTTGGTTGGTAGCGGATATGGGGCTGGCGGGGGCGGGGGAGGTAATTATTACTTTACCACTTATCAAGGTAGTCAAATGGGGAATAATGGTACAATTGGTGCCGCAGGTACTAATGGTTATGCTATCGTAGAATTTTTTGACCCAAATACCGTAGTATTACAAACTGCTTTTGATACACTTAAATCTGCTTTAACTAGACAAGGGATTGCTGTTACATGATAACTATAACACACTTTGAAATAAACATTGCTAAAAGTATTGCACTACTAAAAGTATCAGTAAATGATACCGACAATCCTAGAATGTTAGGCTTAGTATTAGACAGTATCAATCCCGATAACCAAACAGATGTACTAAACTTAGTATTTGCCTTGGACTGGAGCGTTACTCAACCTGATAAAAGCTATTATCTTGAATCAGGAGTTTTAACAGAAATTCCTTCTAGTCCTGGCCCAACATACGAGTTTGATTACATAACTAATACTTGGCAGGATACTCGTACCCAAGAACAAATGTGGCAAGAAGTACGTCTTAACAGAGAAGTACTTCTTAAAGCATCAGACTGGACTCAATTACCTGACGTACAGTTTACTACAAAAGAAGCCTGGGCGATATATCGTCAAGCATTACGAGATATAACAAATCAGTCTGATCCATATAATATTGTGTGGCCAACTGCACCAGGAGCATAATATGGCAGTAAATAATTTACGAGTAATCTATCAAAATATAACAGACCTTAGTCAAACTAATATTATTGCATCAACTACTACTAATTCTGGTGTAGCTAATTTTACAGCAACTCTTAGTAATACTACTTTACAAATTAGTACAGTTACTTCTGGTACTATAGCAGTTGGCATGTATTTAACTTGTAGCCAAACAGGAATAATACCTGCTAATATTTATATTGTAAGTGGCTCTGGAACAACTTGGACCCTAAACCAATCAGTAGGAACTTGGACAGTTAAAACTTTTATCGGCACTCTAACTACCGTTCCCACAGCTAATCTTCAAAAAGACAGCAAATCGTTAGTTTGGAGATCTACGGGAACTACTGCTACACTTACAGTTAACTTTAATATTTCTAAAACAGTACGTGGTGTTGTTTTACCTTTTACTAACTTAACTTCAACCGCAACAATAAATGTAACTTTAACTGGTGGTAGCGTGTATACAACTGGAACGGTATTGGCCTGTCCTTATGCTCAAACAGATAGCTGGGATACTAGTTATTTACCTACAGGTGCAAATAGTTATGCTTATGGGTCGGGAACGTATGCTCGTGCATGGTTTCCTAGTGCGCTACCTTGTGCTGGGTTAACAATTACTATTACGGATACTAATAACACAGCAGGATACATAGAAGCCTCGCGATTAATCATAGGCGACTACTGGTCGCCAACACACAACACTAGTTTTGGTCTAACAAGTGCACCTAAATCGCTGAGTTCTAGTATGCGTACTGAGTCCGGTGACTTAGTAACAAATCGCGGTATTCAATATAACTCAATGAATTTTGATTTAACTTGGTTAACTCCAGCAGATCGCGCAGTATTTACCAAAATCATCAAAGCTAACGGAATTAATAAACCTTTATTAATTAGTCTATTTCCAGACGCTAGTGAAGATTACGATAAGGAACAAACTTTCCAAATCTACGGAAAACTAACACAAGTGCCAGATCTAACACATCCAATGTATTCGATGTATTCTAGTATGATAGAAATCGAAGAAATTTAAAAATATCCCGTCTCTAGAAATAGGGGCGGGATATTTTTTTGTCTTGTATCTGCTGAGCCTTTGTGTTATAATAGAACAGAATTATAAGAGCAATTTCGATTTGCTATTAACAAAAATACCTAGGACAATAAAACACGGTAATAAATACTCTTAACTAGTCTTAGTAATAAAGGATATATATGGAACAGATCGATTCAATGACAATCGGCCAAATTATTACTGGAGTACTTCTCGGACTAGTACCAGTTGGTTTAGGCTTGCAAAAGCTATATAACAGCTGGAAATCTACCGCAACAGAAGGTTCCCTTATAAGTATAGTGCACGAAGAACTAGAGCGCATGGGTAAACAAAATACGATCTTAGCGACAGAGCTAAATAAGCTTCAAATAGAGATTGTGACCCTAAATCGCGAATTGCATAAACTTAATCTAGAAAACCAAAGACTACATACCGAAGTTGTAGCACTAACAGGTGAAGTAGCTAGACTTCAAACTATATTGAAAAAGGAAGTCCAATGAGTACTCCAGCTAGAATTAACTTTAGAATATATCAGGGCAGTACCTTTAATGAAGTACTGCGCTGGGAAACCTCCACAAAGGTGTATATACCAATTACCGGAATAACTAAATCAGCTCCGTTAGTAGTAACTGCACCCAGCCATAATGTGCCCCAAGAATGGCGTGTTAAGTTTACAAATATTAGTGGAATGACTGATCTTAACAGTAGTGAAAATTACTACCAAGCTACTAGTGTTACTAATGACACAATTACCATTAACGGTGTAAATAGCTTAGGGTTTAAAGAATATACCAGCGGCGGTATTGTAGAATACAATATGCCAACTGACTTAACCGGATTTAGTGCTCGCATGCAGATTCGAGCTAGTTTAAATGATACAGCAGTTATCCAAGAATTAACTTCTGAAAACGGCTTAATTAATATCAGTAATATTAACAAAACTATTACTCTTACAATACCTGCTGCTACAACAGCTGCTTATAATTTTTCTACTGCAGTATATAGCTTAGAAATGGTATCAAGCGGCGGACAAGTTACACCCTTCTGTGCAGGCTCCTTTAGTTTAATTAAAGAGGTAACTAGATGAGCACAGATAATATAGTAGTTAGTGTTAATGTTGTACAAACCGTTACTAATGATACTACTAATATAGTTGCTTATGAAACTACGGTTAATGAGCCTATTATATCTGCAGCTCAAGGCCCACAAGGTATAGCTGGTATTAGTTCCTCAACTAATATTTCGGAACTAACAGACGTTAGCTTAGACCAGTTAAATGACGGGTCAGTATTAGTATATGACGCATACAATCAAGTTTGGGCAGCCACCAATACTTTAGTAAAACAGGCCCTTGATTGCGGTCAGTATTAAGGATAAAATATGTCTTCAAGTATAAAGATAAAAAGATCTGAAGTAGCTGGTAATCCCAGTACTTTAGGCGCAGGCGAGTTAGCCTACTCAGCCTTAACGGACAACGGAAGTAATGGTGGTGATCGCCTATACATCGGTACAGGTATTGAAACAAGCGGAAATGCTGTAAATCACGTAGTTATTGGCGGTAAATATTTTACCGATATGGTTTCGGCAGCTACTGCAAGTAATACCGCGCTTACAATAGTAAAACGTGACGCTAGCGGTAATTTTACTGCTGGAACCGTTACTGCAACCAGCTTTGTTGGCCCACTTACAGGTAACGCACTAACCGCTACAGCCTGGGCTACTGCACGCAACTTAAGTTTAACTGGTGATGCCACCGCTACTCTAACTGCAGTAGACGGAAGTGCAGCAGTAAGTGCTGCACTTACCTTAGCAACAGTTAACACTAACGTAGGTAGCTTTGGCTCCACAACAGAAATTCCTGTTATAACGGTTAATGGTAAAGGTTTAGTAACTTCTATAACAACCGCATCAATTTCTAGCTCGTTAAGCATTGTTGGTGGTACCGGTACTGACACAGTTAGTTTGTTAACTGATACACTAACGTTTGCTGGCGGAACCGGTGTTGCAACTACGGTTACAAACAATCAAGTAAGTTTTGCTATTGGTCAAGATGTAGCTACTACGGCTAATGTTGCTTTTAACAATGTAACAGTTAACGGCACCTTGTCCAGCGATGACATTACTAGCACAAACATTAATGTATCTGGTAATGCAACAATTACAGGTAACTTAACTGTACAAGGTACTACAACTACAGTTAATTCAACAGCGGTTGCTATTAGTGATGTAAATCTTACACTTGCTAAAGATGCTGCAAATGCAGCACAAGCTAATGGTGCGGGTTTAACTGTTAATGGTTCCGCAGCTACTCTAACATACACAAATGCTGATGACCGCTGGAACTTAAACAAAGATTTAAACGTAGCTAATGTATATGGTGCCCTAAAAGGTAATGCTGATACAGCTACTAGTTCTGCTAAATGGACAACAGCTCGCAACTTAAGTTTAACCGGCGATGCTACTGCAACACTATCCTCAGTGGATGGAAGTGCCGCAGTGTCAGCAGCGCTTACTCTAGCCACAGTTAACGCAAACGTAGGTAGTTTCGGAGACGGCACAAGTATCCCAACTTTCACGGTAAATGCTAAGGGTCTAATTACAGCAGCAGGTTCTGTAATCTTAGCAGCAGCTACAAACTCTGCACTAGGTCTTGCATCATTTACTACCTCAGATTTCACAGTTACTGCTGGTGTAGTAAGTATCAAAGCCGTGGATGGCGGAACATATTAATCCCAGCTCTATAGTTGGGTAACCTTTTTAGGAGCCTATATGGCACAAGTAATTCTTAAAAAATCCTCTGTTGCTGCGCGTGTGCCAGTAGCAGGAGATTTGGAGTTTGGAGAATTAGCATTAAACTATGCTGATGGGCTTCTTTATTACAAAAAATCGGACGGTACTACAATTGCTAGTATTGGTGGTGGTAGTGGTGGTACTGTTGACTTGTCCAGTCCGGGTGATATTGGTGCCACAACTCCTGCTGCTGCCGTGTTTACCACGCTAACTGCCACAGGTCAGACAAGTTTGGGTGGTGCTTCAGCTGTTGAATCTTTGCGCGTTAACACATCCGGCGGAAGTGTTGGAAGCAATAATTACGTTGATATTTTTGGTACGTTTGGATCAGGAAACCCTTTAATTGCTTCTGGCGGAACTGGGGCAAATGCTGGCCTGGCTTTTAGGGCAAAAGGTACTGGAGCGTATACTTTTGGCACCGGAAGTTCAGCAGCTAATATCCAGTTTAATATTGCCCACACATCTTCCGCTGTGAACTACGTCCAAGTGACGGGGGCTGCTACTGGCGTAGCACCGGTTATTTCTGCTCAAGGTAGTGACGCTGGTGTTAATCTAAACTACTCCAGCAAAGGCACTTTTTCGAGTCACGTTTTTACTGGTGCACAAGGCAACCAATTTCAAATTACTGGCCCTGCTGATGGATCAACTTCAGCAAACCGTTTTATTGCTTATGGCGGAAAAACAAATGCAGGTCTTGTATTGGGCGCAGTTGGTTCGGATACGAACGTAAGTCAGGTATTCCAATCCAAAGGCACAGGAGCAATTGACCTTGCTGCGGGTAGCCAAGGTATCAATATCAGCAACGGTAATACGGTTACTGCAATTACTAGGACTGCGTCTGGCGCGTCGTATACCGCATTTCCAACTTTAACCATCAGTCCACCCACTACTGCGGGAGGTGTTCAGGCCACCGCAACCCCTGCTTTTATGATTGCTAACGCAGCAACTATTGCGGCAGGAGGCACAGGCTATACGTTAAATGATGTTGTTACGTTAGTTGGAGGAACGCCAATTGTAGCGGCTACTTTTGTTGTTACAGGAGTTAGTGGGGGAGTGGTTACTTCGGTGGGTTCTCCAAATTTTGGAACATACTCGGTACTTCCTTTAAACCCTGTGTCCGTTACTGGTGGAACAGGGACAGGATTAACCTTAAATGCTACATGGGCAGTAGGTACAAGTTTTAACATCACCAACGCAGGCTCAGGCTACGTTGAGCAACCCACGGTTACATTCTCTAGCGGGAGTGCTGCTGCGTATGCAAAAATAGGAGAAGCAGTAGTTGTTCGTAGTCTTGGAACATCAACAGTTTCGGGAACCTCCTCAGCATCGCTTGTTTTTCAAACACCAAATACTTTAGTACCTGCTCTTATTCTTAGAGATACTACCAATGCAGCAGATACGTATGTTGCAATTACTTCCAATATAGGGTATGCAAATATATTTCCACAAGGAAATGCTAATGGTATTTTAAAAATTGGGGCTAATGGTACAGGTCGTATAGAGTTAAATACAAACGGTAGTAGCGAAACCAATCAAATGCGCATAGCTCACACAGCCAGCGCTGTAAACTATGTGCAGGTGACGGGTGCGGCTACTGGTGGTACTGTTCAAATTAGCACACAGGGTTCTGATGCAAATATAAACTTAAGTCTTGCGTCTAAAGGCTCTGGCATTGTTTTTATTGGCGGTCAAAGTAGCGCAAGTTCTTCTACGGTGCGATTATCGCCTTCCGGTGGTAATGCCTTTTTTGCCTCTGGTACTAATACTTCTGTTAATTATTTAATGGCATCGGGTGCATCTACAGGAAACTCTCCGCAATTAATAGCGCGTGGCACGGATACAAATATAGGTGTACGTATAGGGGCACTTAATGCGGGCAACGTGGACTTTTATGCTTCAGGTGACCCTAATGCAGGCACAGGCATATTACAGGTACGCGTAGCCCCAACAGCTCTTGCTGTAAATTACTTGCAATTAACAGGTGCTATAGCTACCGCTGCCCCGGTACTTTCAGCTCAAGGAACTGATACCAACATCGACCTGACCCTAAGCCCAAAAGGTACCGGCAAAGTATTGTTAACTAGTGCAATTCAAATTGATAGTAATTTAGTATTAGATACTGTTACACTAACAACTACTGCTACCACAGCAAATCAAGTGCTTACAGCACTAGATGCTACAATCTACAGAGCGGTTAAATTCTTAATTCGCGCAGTAGATGCAACAGGTACCAAGTACCATACCACAGAAATTTTAGCAATACATAACGGTACAACTGCAAACTCAACAGAGTACGGCTCTACTAATATTAATGGTGTATGTGCTACATTTGATGTAGATTATTCTGCTGCTACGATTAGATTATTAACAACCCCTGCCTCAGCTAATTCAACTGTATTTACTGTTGCTATTCAGGCATTAAAATAAAGAGTATAACATGGCTATTAATAAGTCAATTTCCACAGACTTCGGCGTAGATGCTACCTACTGGAACATCGGTGCTGTTCAAGAAGATTTTAAAGGTCGCGGAACAGAAGTAACCATTTACGGTTACGCCAACAAAGAAGCACGTGATGCTAACAAACAACCAATTGCAGCAGCTAAATTTCAAGTAGCTGGTGATGAGTATGTTGCCGGTGCAGATCGTCAACAACTTTACACAATCGCAAAACAGCGCCCTGAATTCGAAGGTGCTACGGATATTTAATTTTAACCGCTAACGGGGGAAAGTGAACCTATGGCAAATTCTAAGTTTAATGCTCGACAAGGGCTGTCAGTAGGTTCAACTCCTACTGACGTTATAGACAGTACAGGTGCAATAACAGCAGCCAGTTTAACAAGTAGTGGCTTAGTCTACTCAAATAGTGGTGGATTTAAGTTTCCAGATGGTACCACGCAGCTTACAGCAGGTATTCCAGCAACTAATTCTGTTAGTGCTAAACTATTTATGATGATGGGAGCCTAATATGGCAGAAGCATATAAAGTATTAGGTCAATCAGCTCCAAGTGCAGCAACACTAACAGACTTGTATGTGGTACCGGCTGCAACAAGCACAACAGTTAGTACGCTTACTGTGTGCAATCGTAGTGCCACCGCTACCAGTTTTAGAATTAGCATAGCACAAGCAGGTGCCACAAATGCAGATACTCAGTACTTATACTACGACCAAGCAATTGATGGTAATTCAACTTATGCAATTACCATTGGCATGACCCTAGCCGCTACTGATAAAATCAGAGTTTATTCAACACTGGCAACAGTAACATTTTGCGCATTTGGCGTAGAGGTATCGTAATATGGCACAAGGCTCATCAAATCCATCAAGCAATTTACAAAAAGTTGCCGGTACCCAAGTAGACACCAACACAGGCAATGCTAGTGCAGGTACACAACGTGTAGTCTTAGCTAGTAATCAACCCGCAGTTGCAGTAACAGGTACGTTTTATCAAACAACTCAACCAGTTAGCGGTACGTTTTATCCAGCAACACAACCAGTTAGCGGTACGTTTTGGCAAACAACTCAGCCTGTTAGCGGTAGCGTAACAGTTACTCAAGCAACAGCAGCAAACTTAAATGCAACAGTTAGTGGTACTGTTGAACTAGGGGCTGTTTCCTTAGCAGCGCTAGAAAATATTAGTGTTACATTACCTGGTACTGTTGATTTAGGTACTGTTTCACTAACAGCGCTAGAAACTATAACTGTTACTAGCGGTACTCCGGGTAACTTTCAAAGTCGCGGATACGGAGCAGTAACAACAGCTGCACCCGCTTATACAAATAATACAGATAATGCACTTAGTTTAACTACTAGTGGTGCATTACGTGTTGATGGTAGCGCAGTAACGCAACCAGTCTCACTAGCTTCAGTACCTACACACGGTGTTACAGGTACGTTCTGGCAAGCAACCCAGCCAGTTTCAATTGCCGCAATGCCTAGTACTCCGGTTACTGGGCCTCTAACTAACACCGAATTACGTGCAGCAGCAGTTCCAGTAAGTGGACCCCTAACCGACACACAGCTACGCGCTACACCAGTTCCAGTTAGCGGAACAGTAGCAGCTACCCAATCAGGTACATGGACAGTACAGCCAGGTAATACAGCTAATACAACTCCTTGGTTAGTTAAGCCGGTTGAATCGCTGGGAACTGCCACAGCTCTTGGGGTTCTTAACGCTGAAGTTACTCAAGCCTTAAACGGTAACCTAGGTGCTAGCGCAGTTATAACGGCTACTAGCGCTCCAGTTGGGATAACCTTAACACCTTATGTTTCTTACGATGGCGGCACAAACTGGGTAGTTAGTAGTTTCTTTATTCTAACCGATGCAATTGAGCAAGCAACAATTACTACTTTTGCCATAGGTGATGCATATGTTATTTCTGCAGGTGATGGTGCTACACACGTAAAAGTAAAAGCAACTAGTGCGACTACTGGCTCAGTAACTGTTAGATTATCGGCCTCCAATTCTCAAGGTCTTGTTAACTTAAAATCTACAGCTGTACATGATAGTGTAGCGGGTACTTATGCTCAACTAGTATCTGCTGTTGCATCTGCAACAGCACCAACAGCAGTTTCGGCAAGTGGTGATGCTGTAAGATTATGGGCAACAACTAGTGGCGCGCTAAATATAGCTGATGGCGGGGGCAGCATAACAGTTGATGGTACTTTTTATCAAGCAACACAACCAGTTTCACTAGCTTCAGTACCTACACACGGTGTTACAGGTACATTCTGGCAAGCAACCCAGCCAGTTTCAATTGCTACAATGCCTAGTACTCCGGTTACTGGACCACTAACTAACACTGAATTACGTGCTGCTGCAGTTCCTGTTACAGGTACTATTACAAGCTTGACTCAAATGAATGGTCAAGCTATCTCCATGAACACAGGTGTTCGTGATGCAGGTACTCAACGTGTTACTATTGCTACTAATGATATCGTACCTGTTAGCGGAACAGTAGCAGCTACTCAATCAGGTACATGGACAGTACAACCAGGTAATACAGCCAATACAACTCCCTGGTTAATTAAACCTCTAGAATCACTAGGCACTGCAACAGCACTTGGTGCCTTAAATGCTGAAATTGTACAAGCACTAAATGGTAACTTAGGAGCCTCAGTTGTAGTAACCGCAACAGCTACCCCTGTTGGCGTTACCTTAACACCATATGCTTCTTATGATGGCGGTACAAACTGGTCAGTAACACAGTTCTTTAACTCTGCTAATGGTGACGCTATAAGCACATTAACAGCTTTTACTGTAGGTGCTGCTTACTCACTTAGTGCTGGCGATGGTGCTACACACGTAAAAGTTAAAGCAACTGGCTGGACTTCTGGTTCAGTAACTGTTAGACTATCTGCAAGTAATTCACAAGGTTTAGTTAACTTAAAATCTACAGCAGTTCATGATGACGCTGCTGGCTCCTTTGTTCAGCAAATGGGTGCGTATGCTTCAACAACAGCCCCAACTGCGGTTGCTGTAGGGGATGCTGTTAGATTATGGGCAAGTACTGCTGGTGCCTTAAACATAGCTGATGGTGGGGGTTCCATAACTGTTGACGGTACAGTTACTGCAGTCGGTACTGCAGCAAGTGGTGCCACAGCTACTGGTAATCCTGTAGTAGTAGCTGGTGTTGATGGTGGTGGATTAGTTAGACCATTATTTGTTGCTACAGACGGGGCACTTAAATTAGGTGCAAGTACTAATGCAATTGGTAAACTAACAGCCAATTCCGGTGTTATTGTAGGTGCTGTTGAATTAACAGGTGCAACAACCAACGCAAATACAAATACTACCACAACTGCATATGCAGCAAGTTTAATTATCAAAGCTAGTGCGGGTACACTTTATACCTTAAACGGTTATAATTCCAAAACCAGTGGTCAGTTTATTCAACTACATAATTCTGCTACACTACCTGCTGACGCAGCAGTTCCAGTTGTAACATTCTATGTACCTGCAAGCTCAAACTTCTCGTTTGATTGGGGTGTATACGGCAGAGCTTTCTCGAACGGTATAGTTGTAACAACTTCATCAACTGGTCCTACCAAAACTATCGGTGCAGCAGATTGCTGGTTCGATGCTACTTCTAAGTAAGGGTTAATATGTCATTAATTATAAGCCCTAGTGGCGGAAATGATACACTAGCAACGGTTACAGCTCGTGGTGCAACAACCTCTGTTATACCTTCATTTACTAATGGAATAAGCTTAATATCGAACCCTACATATGGTGGCACCGCAGTACGTATTCAAGGATCTGACGGTCCTGACGGTATTTATGGTTCGATTCAATTTGTGGATGTTGCTGGAACTAGTGTTTGGGGTACGCTTTACGCATCTGGTACCGGTTTTGGTATTAATGTACCTTTTACTATTAATAATAATAGTTTAACATTAACTAATGGTAATCTCTCGGTTACTGGTACAGGTACATTTACTAGTACAGTAAGTGTACCTGCTGTAACTGCAAAAGCTGCTACAGAACTAACACTTACTGGAGCAGGCTCATCAACTACTGCTGGAACTGCATATGCAGTCACTATTACAGGCGGTACAGGTGGTGATGGTACTGCAGCTGGTAAAGGTGGTGCTGTTAATATTATTGGCGGACGTTCTGGCAATAATGCTAATAGCGGTGCAGCAGTATACGGTGGCGTAGTTAATATTACTGGTGGTGCTGGCAATACTTTATTTGCAAGCTCAGCTCCTGGTGGCGTAACGATTGCTGGCGGTGCCGCACAACTTGCTGGTCAAGCAGGTGCTAACGTTTCAATAGCTGCTAGTGCTGGTTTTGGTAGCACAACTTCTGCTGATGGAGGTAACTTACTACTAAGTTCAGGTTCTGGTGGAGGTACTGCTGGAAATAATGGGTATATATGGCTATCCGCACTAGGTACTGCCGGAGGTGCAGGAGCGTATATTGGTTTAAGTGTTGCTAATACGGAACGCTTGCGTATTACTAATACCGGAGCTTGGGGCTTAGCCGGTGCTGCAAATTATGGTACAAGTGGACAAGTATTAACAAGTCAAGGCAATGCTGCTCCAATTTGGACAACAGTAAGTGGTGGTAGCGCAACTCCGGCAACTGGAACAACTGCAGGAACGTTACTTGGTAGTACAGATTTAAGTGAAGTAGCGGTTAGTCAAACCCTTGGCGTTACCGCAACCGTATCAGGCAATACAATTACACTTAGCAGCGGTACTTTTACAGGATTAAACACAACTTTAGGTACTGCTTATAGTACACCGCAACCAGGGCAACCTGTACTAGTTGCCATGTCAGCATCACCATTTACTACGTATGTAGTAGGTAGGGTTGCATCGTCTACATCAACTACCGTTACTGTAGTTTCTAATCCTCGTTCTATAAACTTAAGTAATTTAGTTTGCACAATATATTTTTATCCAATAGGTACAGGTAATGTAGCTGTGGGCAGTAGAACTTTAGCTAGTTATCTTGACGTAGGGCTTTATAGTGGTGGTAGTATAAGTGGTTATGGTAATATTGCTATTGGTACTGATGCATTACGTAATCTTACCAATGGTGGCGCTACTGTTGCAGTAGGGTATGCCGCTTTAAGATCAGTGACTGTAGGTACAGGAAATACTGCTATTGGTTACTTAGCCGGAGCTTTAACAGCAGGAACAGGAACTTCAGGCATAAACAATACTTTTATTGGTAGTACTGCTGGATACAATAACTCTACAGGTAGTAATAACGTTTATGTCGGTTTTAATGCTGGGATTAGTAGTACAGTTGGTAGCAATAATACTATTATTGGGTACAACTTAACTAATAGCTCAAGTTTAAGCAATACGCTTATTTTAGGTGCAGCTAGCACAGAACGTTTACGTATTACTGCAAACGGTGGTTTAAGTATTGGTGCCACAGGTACTGCATACGGCACTGTTGGTCAAGTACTGACAAGTAATGGAGATGCTTTACCTACATGGTCAACAGTAAATGGTGGTATAACAACAGGCAAGGCCATTGCAATGGCAATGATCTTCGGAGGATAATAATAAAATGGCAAATCCAAATATAGTCAACGTAACTTCAATATTAGCAGCAACAACGTATTTAGCGCCTGCTAATATTACCGCTAATACCCTAATTACTAATGCTGCATCTAGTGGTACTGTAATTAAGGTTAACTCATTAACTGCAGCTAATGTAACTGCTACTGCCGCAACTGTGACGGTAGCCGTCCACTCGGCAGCAGCTGGTGGCGGTACAGCTTATAGATTAGCTTTTCAAATTATGGTACCTGGTAACGCTACACTGCAGATTATAGACAAAGGTAACTTTGTCTACTTACCAGAAAACACTAGTATTGTAGTAACAAACGGTACTAGTGGTGCAATCAACTATGTATCTAGCTACGAAACGATCAGTTAATTATGTCAAAATTTTCAAGAGGTATCTTAACTTCCTCATATATTTCGCCTACATCAGTTAGCGCTTCAGGTAGATGGGGGCTAAGCGAACATCTACAGTCTAAAAATCGTGCAGCTTGGCCTGGGTATGTACTTATGCCTAGCACTATCGAGTACTTGGTTGTTGGAGGCGGTGGTGGTAGTGGTGGTTCAAATGGTGGCGGTGGTGGTGGTGCTGGAGGATACTTAACCTCTGCAACTTATTCAGTTACTGCAGGTATTTCTATTGCTATTGCTATTGGTGCTGGAGGTACTGCAGGTGTTAGTGCTGGGTCACGCGCAGGTAATGGTGGAGACTCTTCTATTAGCGGTAGCGGCCTTACTACTATAACAGCAGTTGGTGGCGGTGGCGGTGGTAGCGGTGACTCAGCTAATCCAAATTATATTGGAAATACTGGTGGTTCAGGTGGTGGCGGTGCAAGTACAGGGGGCACAGCAGGTGCCGGTGGTTCAGCATCTCCAGCAAATCAAGGTAACGTAGGTGGAGCAGGAGCAACCGATGGTGCCTCTTGGAGATCGGGCGGTGGTGGTGGTGGTGCCGGAGCGGCAGGTACAGCTGCTACAGGTATAACAGCATCTGGTGCAGGCGGTGCCGGACTTGTATCTAGTATATCAGGTACTGCTACTTACTACTCTGGCGGTGGTGCAGGTAAACCATGGTCAGGCGGTGGTGCAGGTGCTGCCTTAGGTGGCGGTGGTGCTGCAGATACTGCAGGTTCTATTAATACAGGTGGCGGTGCTGGTGGTAACTCACAGGCAGGCGGTTCAGGTATTATTATTATTCGTTATGCAGATACGTTTGGTTTAGCGACCTCAACTACAGGCAACCCTTCTATTACAACTGCTGGAGGCTATAGAGTTTATAAGTTTACTAGCACTGGTACATTAACTTTCTAATAATATATGAGTCATTTTGCAAAAGTAGAAGATGGTTTGGTTACTCAAGTTATTGTAGCCGAACAAGACGTTATTGATAGCGGTTTGTTCGGCACTGGTTGGGTTCAAACATCTTATAACACATACGGAGGCGTACACATTCTAGGCGGTACTCCTTTACGAAAAAATTATGCAGGAGTAGGGTATACATATGACTCTATTTTAGATGCATTTATTATGCCTAAACCTTACCCAAGTTGGACACTAAATCCGGAAACCTGTCTTTGGGAAGCCCCAGTGGTTATGCCCACAGACGGTATATACTACGTATGGGATGAAGCAGCACAAACTTGGAAAGCCTCCATTGATATAGTAGAAAATACTTAACAAAAGTTTAATGTACCCACATACTTTGAATTTTTAAAGTTAGCTAATTTGCTTACTGACCCTAAATCGCAGGGGTTTCGACAACTACAAGAAACCCCTGCACTTTTATAAAGAATTTCAAAATGATAACTTTTGAACAACTAAAAGAAATCTTACCAAACAACCACAATGTGGAACAGTGGTACGATGCATTAACACAGGTACTACCAGATTACGGCATTGATACGCCCGAGCGTCAAGCAGCTTTCCTAGCCCAGTGCATGCATGAATCCGGCGGCTTCCAAGCAATCAAAGAAAACTTAAACTACCGTGCAACAAGTTTACGCAAAGTATTTCCTAAGTACTTTCCTACTGACGAGCTTGCCAAAGAGTACGCAAACAATCCGTCAAAGATTGCAAATCGTGTATATGCCAACCGTATGGGCAATGGAAGCGAAGATTCGGGTGATGGGTATAAATACTGCGGTCGTGGGCTAATTCAACTTACTGGCCATGATAATTACCTAGCTTTTGCAGAATCACTAGAAGGTAATATTGAAGATGTTCCAGAATACTTGGGAACATTTGAAGGTGCTGTACAGTCGGCCTGCTGGTTCTGGGAAACTAATAATCTCAACGATCTAGCAGATAAGGGTGACATAAAAGCCATGACCAAACGAATCAATGGTGGATATATCGGCCTTGAAGATCGTATCCAACACTACGAGCATATCAAGGAAATCTTATGTGGGCACTAGCATTTATTCCACACTGGGTATTTTATGTTAGCCTAAGTGTCGGAATTGGCGCAGGTGTAATAAATTCTGCTGTATACCGAAATTTAGGTACCCTTTTGGTTGCCTTAAGTTGTTGGTATATTAGCGGTTTTCAAACCGAAGCACAGTGGCAAGCCAGAGTAGCGGAAATGGAAGCTCAAGTCGCCCAAGCCGAAGCCAAGGCTTTGGAAGCCAACCAAAAAATAGCGGTTCAGGTAGTTACCAGAACTAACGTAGTTAAACAAAAAACCAAAGCAAATGTTGAATACATTACTAAATATGTCGCCCAAGATCTTGATAACAGCTGCACTCTTACTAGTGCTGCCATCATGCTCAACAACAGCGCCAGTCAAAATGAAGTTCCCGGAAGCACCAGCAGTGTTATTACGGGAACCTCCGAAGTTAAAGCAAGTGAGTTCCTTGCCACAGTCACCGAAAATTACGGAACCTATTACGAAGTAGTAGAGCAAGTAAAAGGTTGGCAGGCTTGGTACTACCAGCAAAAGAAAATCTTTGAGGAGTAAGTATGATTGATCCGTTTACAGCATTCGCTATGGCACAAAGTGCTGTAGCCGGTATCAAAAAAGCAGTTGCCCTTGGCAAAGATATTAAAGGGCTGATAAACGAGTTTAGCAGTTTTTATGGTCATGCAGATGCGGTACACGTAGCTTCAACTAAGATGAAGATTGCTAGTATTGGTAAAACAGATGCTCAAATAAGTTCAGATGCTTTAAAGATTGCAATGGCTTCAAAGGCATTACGAGAACACGAAAAAGAACTCAAAGATATGCTATTCTGGAGCGGAAATGCTCCAGTATGGGAAGAAATGATGGCTGAGCGTACTCGTATGACCAAAGAGCGTAATGCCGCTGAAAAGCTGGAAGCTGATAAAAAGCAGCGAGACAAAGAGGCTATGTATAATACTTTTATGAACATAATGTTATTTATAGCAGGTATAGCCTTAATAGTACCGGTAGTAGCTTTAACAATTCAGTTTAGCACAAGGAGTTAACGTGGAAGACAAAAAAGAAGACTGGATGAATGCCAAATGGCGTCCAGCAATGGGTTGGATGTATATGCTAACGTGTATAACTGACTTCATACTATTTCCAATATTATGGAGTATTTTACAAGCAACTACAAAAACCCCATTATCACAATGGCAGCCCTTAACACTGCAAGGGGCTGGCTTATTTCATTTAGCAATGGGTGCTGTGTTAGGTATTGCCGCTTTTGGCCGTACTCAAGAACGTTTAGGAGCTCAACAGGCAGCAGTAACAACTGCAATTCATGTAGCTAAACCTGCTCCAAAACCAATACCCCAGCAGAAAGACGCAGAGTTATGAAGAAGTTATTATGGGTGTTGTGCATTGCATTGCCATTAATGTACACACCAGCAGAAGCAAAATCTCCTCCTAGAAAGAAATGTAGTGTTGAGCAGAAATGCAAAAAACACCACATGCTTAAAGGAACTAAAGTCCCTCAACCAAGTAAAAAGAAATAATCTCATTTCTTTTAATAATCAAGGATAATACATGGCAAGAAGTTCAGGTAGCGGTAAAAAGTCTCGTAGAGAAACGTATAAACCAAGTCAAGAAGAAAAACTCCAAGCTAGACGCGGTGCAGGTGGTAGTACTGAAAGTGCTCAACCACCTTACACATTCAAAGAAGTACAGCCTTTAAATTTTATTCAAGGCGAATACTTAGAAGCAATAAAATCAAACGACATTATCTTTGGCATCGGAAGTGCTGGCACAGGTAAAACGTTTATTGCAGCCTCCTACGCAGCATCCCAACTATATCATCGTAAAGTAGACCGTGTAGTTCTTACACGCCCCAATGTGGAGACTGGACGAGGATTAGGATTTTTACCAGGTACTCTAGAAGAAAAGTATGCTCCTTATTTGCTACCTTTTGACGCAATCTTTACAAAGTCATTAGGCAAGGGATTCTACGAATATTGTCTTAAAAACAAAGACATTGAACCTACCCCACTAGGTTTCTTACGCGGTAGCACTTTTGACAATTGTATTGTTTTAGTTGATGAAGCTCAAAACTGTACAAAAGAAGAAATGAAAATGTTGTTGTCACGCATTGGCAAGAACTGCAAAATGATTTTATCAGGTGATACTGAGCAATCAGATATTCCTGACTCTGGATTGGAGGACGCAATTAATCGACTAGAAGGAATTCCAGGTATCGAGATTATCGAGTTCTTAGACGAAGATATTGTCCGTTCAGAGATTTGCAAGCGAATCATTATGGCTTATCGCAACTAAAATTTAGATTTGCACTAGTATGCTAGACGTGGTATACTAGTGCTTTCTTACAAGGATATAATTATGGCAGAAACATATACGCCTACAGATGGCATGGCTAGTGCAGCCAAACGGGCACTAAAGTGGCATGAAGAAGGCAAGCCTGGCGGCACTCAAGTTGGGTTAGCTCGTGCAAACCAATTAAAAAATAAAGAACCATTAAGCGAATCAACCGTGCTACGTATGCACAGCTTTTTTAGCCGACATGAAGTAGATAAGCAGGCAACAGGCTTTTCAAGTGGCGAAGAAGGATTTCCTAGTAAGGGTAGAGTAGCTTGGGACTTGTGGGGCGGTGATGGTGGTCAAACTTGGGCCCAACAAAAGCGTGACCAGATTATGCGTGATCGTGAAAGCAAATCACTAACAAACAAGGAAATTGGCATGGATGAATTAAATAAAGCAGTCTTAGCTGCCTTTGCAAGTGAGTTTAGTTTTTACCTAAAAACTGCTGGTTTCCATTGGAATGTTACTGGTAATGATTTCTTTGAGTACCACGAACTATTCGGAGAAATTTACTCAGAAGTTTACGGCTCGCTAGATTTATTTGCAGAAAAGATTCGTACACTACAAGTATTTATTCCTGCTAGCTTAACTGGATTATCAGCAATCACTCAAGTAGAAGATTGTGTGGATACTCCACCACCAAACAAAGACGAAATGCTTGCTGAGTTAATTGACGACAGCAATACTATGCTACAAGTATTGAAAACTGCTTATAACTTATGCGGTCTTTACGGTAAGTTTGGTTTTGAGAACTTCTTAGCCGAACGTATTGACGCTCACGAAAAACACTTATGGATGCTACGCAGTAGTATGTAAAAATAAAGCCCCTAAATCGCAAGATCTAGGGGCTTTTTTCATTCTACGATATTCCATCGTGTACCGTCAAATATAACTGTTACACTTTGATTTGTACCTAATTGTTTTGTTGAGGCTGTGTCAATTTTTTGTGCTCCAGTAGCAGCAACAGTTACGTCACCACTGACTTGATTTTTTATTATGTAAAGTTTACCTGTTACGCCTAAAGGCAGTGTAACAGTAATATCTTTTTTGGTTGCGCCTATGTAAAAATCGTCTGCTAAAGCAGTATAATTTACACTAGTTAATTTTACTGAGTATAACCCACTAGCCGAACCAGTTGCCGACAGTATGCCTAGTGGAGTAATAGCTAAACCACTACCCACTTGTATTACACCAAGTGAGTTGGTAGTAGCAATATCTGTTTCTAAAGTTAATTGCTGAATACCCGGATTTATTGCAGGTAATTGTTTTAGTCCTGTGCCTGGATTAACTGGTCTGTTGTAAGACATATTATAAAATTAGCCATTGTGTACCGTTGTACACTAAACTTAATGAGCCATAAGGTGCATCAATAGTAGCAGTAGCTGCTCCATCAATAGTACCAGCAGCTGGAGTAATTGTTATTGGTGTAGCGGGTGCCGCTAACCCTAAACCGTCTTTAATATTAAATACGGTGCCTAAAACACCGGCAGGTAGATTTACAGCAACTGCTACGGGGCCCGGTACTTGTACACTTACCACATCATCTGTATTAGTTACTGTAATAGGTGTAGCAACTGCGTTACGAACTGCAAGAGTTTGTGTACCGCTTGCGCTAATAGTAAGTGTTGTTGCGCCTGTAGCTGTGGTAGGGGTTACTGTAATACCAGTACCGGCCGCAATAGAAAGCGAATTATTTGTATATGACATATGTGTCCTTTAAATTAAAAATTAAACTATGCTCCAATTGGAGCCGTTGAATACTACTGTAATGCTTCCAAAAGGTACATTAACGGTAGCTGTGCCGATATCGACGTTTTGTGCAGTTCCCTGCACGGTAATAGGTGCATTAGCTGCATTACCGCTACAATCTTTGATTACGTAAACAGTTCCTAGAATACCTATGGGTAGCGTTATTAAAACTGGAGCTATTGCTAGCACGCATAAAAAGTAATCCGTTGCTAGTGCTGTATAGGTAGCTTCAGTTACATCAGTTACTGGTACCAACCCTGGCGTACCAGGAGGTCCCGCAGGTCCAGGGGGTCCCGCAGGTCCAGCCGGACCAGGTGGGCCAGGGGGTCCGGGCTGCCCAACTATACTGCTGTTAATAAATATATCATTATCACTTATAAAAGGCACTATAGGAACAAACCCAGGATAAGGTAAAAATCCTTGTTGTTGTGATTGATACATAATTAAGCCACTTTCATACTAGAATAAAGCATCCAACCATGTTTACGATGTTGATCCATTCTTTCGGATATGAAATTAGCTAAGCCGTGTTCTTGTACCAATTCTGCTTGATTATACGCTGCAATTAAGTCGGTATTTACTTTGCCGTTGGATAAGTATAGTTGGCGCACCATTTCGTCTTTTGGATGCTGAAGTACGGATTCTTCAATGCTGGAAAGCTCGTCTAGTTCTTTAAACGTAGCGGGAGTCCAAGCACGTATTCCTCGTATTTGTTCTGCGAATATGTCTATTTTCTGATCTACTTCAGTGTATATTCTGCCAAATAAATCGTGATATTGTAGAAAGTCGGGACCTTCTACGTTCCAGTGGTAGCACTGGGACATTAACAAAAAGCTATAAGTTGTAGCAAAGGCTTTCCGTGTTAAATTTTGTAATTCTTCCATTCGTATTCTCCTATAAAAAAAGCCCCCACAACTCGTGGCTGAGGGGGCTTAAACTAATTAACGAATGTTAGTGTTAGTTGGTGTGTTAGTTGAGGTTTGTGTACCGCTTCCAACATTGATTGCTGAATTATTATCGCGAATTGACTGGCCTAATCCGTAGATCATGCTAGCTAATTGGCCATATTGAGCCTGTTGTTGTTGTTGTTGTTGCATTTGGTTAACAGTTGTAGTTGTGTTAACTTCAATACCACGAGTGCGTTCATTTAGACGGTTATCGCCACGTAGTTCAATGATAGCTGCATTTGCATCAGCTAATTGACGCTGTAGGTTTAACTCATACTGAGCTGTGATTAGTGCACGAGTCTTTTCACCATCATTAGAAACATCTTTAGATAATTCATAACGGTTTTCCATGGTTACTTGCTGTAGACCATTAATTTGCTGTGCTAGAACCATAGCCATTGCATTAACAGTATCTTTAACACCATCAGTACGAGCTGCTAAGCTAGCTGTGATGTTATTGAATTGATTTGTTAATCCTAATGATTGTGTTGCTTGTGAAGCTTCAAAAGTTGCTGCGTTAACAGCTACTGACTTGTCTACTGCACCAATAGATTGCATTAGTGCCATGTTTGCTGCTGCTTGTTCTGGAGGTGAACGTAGCATAGCGGCACCGCCGTCTGCTCCATTACCTAGTAAACCATTGCCACCACGTAATAGCGTGCCTAGTAATAGACCGCCAATTAGACCACCGCCGCCAAGGCCTAGACCATCTCCGCCGCCACTCATCATCATACCGCTTGGGTTTAGAATTTCTGCCATATTAGTTCCTTCTGTACTCATAATAGTACTTTGTGTCGCGCTTTCGGCGACTTGTTTAATTTGTTTTGCTAACTTCTCGTAATATCTACGAGCTTGATCAGCCTGTGAATTTAGCGCACTCATTAGATCATCAGTAGCTGCCTTTGCCATTTCTGGTGGTGCCGTTACTGCATCTGTTGGTACGCCGTCAATTGTATCCGCCATGATAATTCCTTTGGATAAAAATGATAAAGCGTATCACGCGCAGTCAAAATCTTTTTGACATGTGATAATTATATCATGTTTGATGGTTCTGGTCAATGATAGCTTTTAGGGTTCCAGGAGCATTTATACAAGGTAGCATTTTTGGTCGAGGAAGAGGATAATCAAATGGTTAGAAATTACACTCCACAAACGAAAAAAGCCCCTAAGCTTTTTACGGCTTAGGGGCTTTTTGCTAGCTAAATTTCTTAGGCTAAAGTTTCCAATGGAACTTCTTCTGCGGCAACTTTCGATTGCAGAGCCTCGATTTGAGGTTTAGCTTGTTGTTGAATCAACTCAATAATTGGGTTGCAAATCTTGCCTGGAAGTTCAGGAAGTGCTGCTAAGATAGCGTTGATTTGCTCAAGTGTAAAGTCAAATGTAAGGGTTGGATTTTGGTTCATAATTATTTAATTGGGCAAGCGCCGGTTGCACATTCAGCATCGGTGATTTCATCGAAACTGTTGGTGTTGTTTAAATCGACTGGAGATAAGTCCTTGAGATAAGCATTGTAATCTTCTTCAGTTACAACTTCTTGTGGCAAGTACAAGTAACCCAAGTCTTTAGCTGTTTTTGTAGGGTCTGTGCGGTAGATGAAACTAACACCTACATAGCAATCCCAGTTTAGCAATAACCAGTCAATAATGGCTGGAATTTCTGTTGGGTCGTAGCTAATGGTTACTGAAGTATTTTGTTGGTTCCACGAAGTTTGCAACAGCTTATAGCGCTCAAGTTGCACAACTGCGGATTCCAAGTTAACTTGTTTACCCTCAACCTCATCAAATGGAACACCTTCCCAAGCAACAGGGAATGTAATCAACACTCCTGAATCATCAACAGGGTGGTTCATAACACGATAACCAGCTTGACGCATTTTGTCAACAACAGGATCATGCTTAGAGAACTGTACGTTGTTAAAGATATACTTGCCTAGTGGCTTATGTACGCCTTCTGTAGTATCCATGATTTTGCTCAAGGTACCCGATGGCTTAATACAAGTAATATTCTTTGGAGCAGGTAAACCTAAGTCTAGTGCCATACCCATAGCTGCAGCAGTTGCTGTACGCTTTAGGTACTCATAATCATAACTACCCATATCTGGACGTAATGCAATGCCGGTTAAACCAACACCACAAAGACGCATAAAGTAGTTGTTTAAGTGCCAAGATTCTTGCAAGATACCATCACGTAAGTTAACGCAAGTTTGGCGGTAGTTTGCACGAGCTGCCAATCGAATTGCAGTGTGTAGTCCGGCAGTGTCGCCTTTGAACTTGGCAATATCAGTTTCGGTAAGGTTACAAAACGATTTGTTACCCAACAAAATCTCTACGCAAGGATTAGCACCTTTAAACCAAGGAGCACGACGTAAGGCTTCAACTTCGTTAATAAAGCCTGGCTCCGAACCGCCTGCTTTAACCATCATGCCAAAGATACGCTCTAGGTCTGACTTCAATGGCTTCTTTTTAAACACTAGCGAATTGTTTGACTGCGTACGGTGAGCATTGTTATGTAACCACCAGTCTTTCTTAGCTACTGCGAATTCTTCCCACTCTGGTTGGTCATAATCAAAAAGAGCGATCTCAGCACTGCGACGACTTGAGAGGATAGTGCCCAAGTGATTAACAATATCGAGAATATCCATGCGAGTAAGTAGGCTATCGGCACGACCGTTAAGGATAGTAGCAATCGCCATATAAGCAGTGCTAATAGCTGCATCTCCACTAGAAATCCATCCATAACCTTTTAACCTTTCACCCGCTGGGCGGAGTTGACTGAAGTCAAGTACTAGCTCATCAGCTGGATACTTACCTGCAAGTAATTTTCCGATTGACTTGGCCCAAGCCTCGGCACTATCTCCAACTTGGATTGTCCAAGTTTTCGTATCGGCGTTCCACGTTTCGACGTTGTTTTCGTTTCCGCCTTTTTCGGTACGAGTAGATCGTACAGTGCGAATATTCTTAATTGGTTTACTAAAGCCATTTAACGTTCCTACGATTGGTTTAAATCCGACACCGCAACCTTGCAATAACAACCACAACACGTCAACGCAATCATAGATTGTTTCAACGTGTGTAAACGAGCAGTTAAACTGAGAGGCTTCACGAGTTTTAGCTACCGTTGTGCCGCCCAACCAAAGCGTACGGCCCGACATTAAAACCTTGCGATCTAGCATCAATTGCTCTAAGTCATAAAGTTCAGCGTATTCTACGTCGTTAAGGTCCCTGTCTACTGCTCTAGCCCACAACCACTCTTGGTGGTCGATAACTCGTGCAACTGTTTCTGCCCACGTTTCAAATTGTTTTCCGTCGTCTGATGTAGGTCTATTGTAAGTTCGACGTGTAATTACTTGTGCTCTTGTGCTAACGTTCATATTTTCCTTTATTTGCCGGTACTGCCAAAACCAGCAGTACCTCTGTCTGTATCATTCCATGCATCAACAAATCCGCATAACAAAACTGGCATGATTACCAGTTGAGCAATTCTATCACCACGCTCAATTTTATAAGGGTCTTCACCAATATTTTTCAAAATAACTTTGATATTGCCACGGTAATCACTATCTATAACGCCTACGCTATGAGGGATAGTAATCCCACGTTTTCCTTGACTCGATCTATTAAATACAAAGCCTCCGTAGCCCTCTGGAATTTTTACCGCTACTCCTGTATCAACAAGTTTTTGATCGCCGGGATAAATTTCCAAAGTTTCAGTGCTTTTTAAATCTGCACCCGCATCATTTGGATGTAAACGGCAAGGCAAATAGGCAGCGTCGTCTACTCGACATTCAATTATTTGATTAATTAAACGATCACTTGCATGATCGTATTTACGATTAATATTAAAATAGTTATCGTGAGAAGAATAGTATTTATCTTTCATTTTGT